AAATCATAAAAATCAATGGCTTGTCTATTAACAACAGGTAGAAAACTACCTTGTAAAAGTGCCTTTGGAGGCATAAAGAAAGTATTATTTGCAGACTATGGAACGATTGCTACTGTAACAGTAGATGGCACAACAAAAGAAGCAACATTTACAGACGCTTCAACTCCACCTGTATGGTTTGAATTTGATGTAAAAGGTAATTCATCTCTAGAAACAACTGTAACAAGTTCAAGGGAAAATGGAACTACTTTTTATACTCAAACTTTAAATCTAACATTAACATATTTGGATGCTAAAACACAAGCAGAATTGCAAACTTTAGCAGTATCACGTCCTTATATTGTAGTTGAAGACTATTATTCTAACAGATTCCTTTGTGGGTTTGAAAATGGAATGGAAGCGACGGGAGGGACTGTTGTCACAGGAGCAGCAGCAGGAGACCTTTCAGGTTTCACTTTAACATTTGAAGGAATGGAAGAAACTGCACCTTATTTCTTAGCAGCAGCACAAGCAGTAACAGCATCTGCATTACAGATTGACCCAACTGCATAGTATTTATTTAGTTAAAATTAAGGCATCCTTTTTAGGGTGCTTTTTTTTTGCTTAATTGATTTTACAAATTAGATGTTTTTTTTCGTTATATAAATAATGATTATACTAACAACATCGGCAACTGCTCAATCACTTTCAATTATACCTAGAAGTTATGTATCTACTTTTACGTTATCAATTAGGGATGATAGCACTAATGTGGTAAAAACTTATAGTATTACTAATGCAGTAACATCAGGTAATTACTTAAATTTTAATAATATATTTGACCCTATATTAGTAGAGAATCATTTTTATGATTTAAGGCTTATTGTTGGAGGTGAAACAATTTATAGAGATAGAATTTTTTGTACAGACCAAACTATAGACCAATCAAACAATGATTATTACGATTTAAACGAAGGTAAATTTACTACCTACAATGGATTTGATAATACATACACAGTAAGATGAAAAAACAAATGAGAAATAGTAATGGGCAATTCAAGAAAGATTCAAAGGTTTCTGAATTTGGATTTGTTAATTTAAGTACATACACAAGTCCTGAAGTTAAGGAAGTAAATGGAGCAGATTGGATTGAATATGGTGCAGACAATAATTACTTTCAATATCTTATTGACAGATATAATGGTTCTCCAACAAATAATGCTGCTATCAATGGAATTAGTCAGGCTATTTATGGTAAGGGTTTAAATGCTACCAATTCAAATAGTAAGCCGAATGAATATGCACAAATGATTTCTTTGTTTAAAAAAGATGTAGTAAGGAAATTGTGTTATGACTTAAAATTAATGGGTCAATGTGCTATGCAAGTTATTTATTCCAAGGATAGAAAGACTATTGCACAGATTGAGCATATGCCTATTGAAACTTTAAGGGCAGAAAAGTGTGATGATGATGGAGAAATACCTGCTTATTATTATTATAAAGATTGGGCAAACATAAAAAAATCAGATGTTCCATTAAGGATTCCTGCTTTTGGAATGTCAAATGAAAATATAGAAATATATTACATAAAACCTTATAAATCAGGCTTTTACTACTATTCTCCTGTAGATTACCAAGGTGGATTGCAATATGCAGAATTAGAAGAAGAAGTTTCAAACTATCACTTGAATAATATACTTAATGGTCTAGCACCTAGTATGTTAATCAATTTTAACAATGGAACTCCGAACCAACAAGAACGACAATTAATAGAAACTAAGATAGCACAGAAATTTTCAGGCACTAGTAATGCGGGGAAATTCATTTTAGCATTTAATGACAATAAAGAAAGTCAAGCAGAAATAACACCTGTTCAGTTAAGTGATGCACATAACCAATATCAATTTTTATCCGATGAGGCAGAGTCTAAGATACAGGTTGCACATAGGGTTGTATCACCTTTTTTACTAGGTATTAGAACAAGTTCAGGTTTTTCTAGTAATGCTGATGAAATAAAAACTGCTTCCTTATTAATGGACAATACTGTTATAAGACCATTTCAGGAACTTTTAATAGATTCTTTTGATAATATACTATCTTACAATAATATTAGCTTAAACCTATACTTTACGACCTTACAGCCTTTAGAATTTACTGAGGTAGATAGTGAAATTCAAGACAAAGAAACTATTGAAGAAGAAACAGGTGTTGAAGCAGGTGAAGGGTTAGATGTTATTTCTGAAAATGTTACAGAAACTGAAATAGAAAAAGTAGATGCATCTTATAATGGTGCTCAAATTTCTAGTGCTATATCTATTATTGAAAAAGTTAAAGAAGGTATTTTAACTGCTGACCAAGCTAAAACATTCTTAATTCAGTTTTTACAATTACCTGAAGAAATAGCAAATTCATTCTTTGATAATAATACTATAAATTTATCTAAGGTTCGTTCTTACTTAGAATCAAAAAGAAAAAAATCACCTGTTATAAATCTTAAAATGATAGATGGAAAAGAAGCATTTGAAACTAAAGAAGAAGCAGAAAAGGTAGCTAAAGAAATGGGTTGTGGAGGTTCACACGAACACGAAGTTGAAGGGGTTGTTTATTTTATGCCTTGTATAAGTCACGAAGAACTTAAAGCACCTTGTTGGGATGGATATGAGCAAAGGGGTATGAAAACCAAAGATGGTAAGAAAGTTCCTAATTGCGTTAAGCTAGAAGAAATAAGTTTAGAATCATTTGGTGAAGATGAAGATTTAACTGAATGGGAATTAATTGATGAAAGGAAAGTTGATTATGAAGCAGAAGAAGCACTAGATTATCAGATAGACCAATTAAATACAAAGGGTAAAAGTTTACTATCTAAGTTATGGGAATTTGTAACTACAGGCACAGCAAGACCTAATGCTAAGTCTGAACAAGATGAAGTTGTAGATGGAACACAGTTTAAAGTTCGTTATCAATATGCACCTTTAAAAGATACCTTTAATGAAGAAGAAGAAAATGTATCTAGAGATTTTTGTAAGGAAATGGTAAAAGCTAAAAAGATATATCGAAAAGAAGATATTGAAATGATGGGTAAAAAATCTGTCAATGCAGGATGGGGACCAAGTGGTGCAGATACTTATTCCATTTGGTTTTACAAAGGCGGAGGTGCGTGTCACCATTTTTGGATGAGAAAGACCTATATGAAGAAAGGAAAAGGAAGCATAGATATTAAAAGTCCACTTGCCCCAACTATAAGTGTAAACAAAGCAATAAAAGCAGGTTTTAAACCTGAAAAAAATAGTCCATTAGTTGCAAAGCGACCAATTGATATGCCTAACGAGGGATTTTTACCAACTAATAAAAGAAGATAAATGGCAACAGTATTATTTATAAACAGAACAGATTTAGTTCGTAATTCTATAATGGATGGTAATATCTCTACTGACAAGTTTATTCAGTTTGTGAAGCTGTCACAAGAAATTGATGTTCAGCAGATTATGGGAACAGATTTATATAATGGTTTAACTGTAGCAATGCCAAATATTGATGATGTAGGAAATGCAAGATGGAAAACAATTTTAGATGACTATATTGTACCAATGTTAATTTGGTATTCACAGGCAAATTACTATCCATTCGCAGCATATCAGGTTAAGCAAGGGGGTGTTTTCAAACATACATCAGAAAATTCTGTTTCAGTAGATAAAAATGAAGTTGATTTCTTGGTAGAAAAGGCTAGAACGAATGCAGAATGGTATTCTAGAAGGTTCATTGATTTTATGAGTTTTAATCAAACTACATATCCTGAATATACTAGCAATACAAACGATGATATTTATCCAAGTTATGAAGCAACTTTTAATGGTTGGGTTTTATGATATACAAACCGAAAGAAAAGAATATTAAAAAGCTAAAGGTTTTTTTAAAAAAGAAAAGTAAGAAAAAAATTGTAAAATAAAATGGCAAACGAAATTTATAATACTAGTGCGTGGGGAAGTCCTATGGAAATTGGGTGGGGAAGTATTTATTATCGATTTGCTTTTCCTAGTGCTATACCTGCATTATTAGTTACTTTACAAGGCAGGGCAACATACTACGAAAATGTTACTTGTACAACTGCAACATTAACCACAATCGAAAACATAGAATAGTATGGCAAACTTATTAGATAAAGCGTCAATTTTACTTACACCAACTGCTTACGATAACGGAAGTATGTTAAGCATTAAGCCAACTGATGGAGATGGGGATTTCACTTTCTCAAGAAATGGGGATGCAAGTAGAGTTAATTCAAGTGGCAATATAGTTACTGAAGGTGCAAACTTACCGAGAATAAATTATGAGAATGGCTGCGGGAGTTGGCTTTTAGAAAATGAGTCAACAAATTTAATAGCATACTCAAATGATTATGCAGATGCTTATTGGGAAAAGACTACAAGCGGTAGCGGTATTGCACCAATAGTTACAAGCAATTATGCTATAAGCCCCGATGGTACACAAAATGCTGATAGAATACAATTTAATGCCACAACAAGTGGTAGTGATTCGGATAGGTCAAGGATTAGAACTACTTTAACATTGTCTGATGTTACTGATTACACTTTTTCATTTTACGCAAAGTCAACCGATGGAACAGACCAAAAAATAGGTATTTTATTTGATAATTCTAGAATATCAAATGAAACAATTACAAGTGAATGGCAAAGATTTGAGGCGTCTAGACAACAATCGGGAACGTCATCTATTTGTGGTTTAGATTTAAGGGGTGGTAGTGCAAGTACAAGTGATATATTAGTTTATGGAATTCAGATAGAACAAAATTCCTACGCAACAAGTTACATCCCCACCTCGGGGGCATCCTCCACAAGGCTTCGTGATTTAGCAACTGATTCGGGTAACGCTACTTTGATAAACTCTACAGAAGGTGTATTGTACTTTGAGGGTAGTTTTTCAAAAAATACATCTAATCAACAATTAACTTTAAATAACGGAACTACTAGTGAGAGAATTGTTTTAGAAGTTCGAAA